GGATGAATTACTCCAGTTGCAAAGAACTCAAGGTTAGGAAACTTCTTTCGATTAATTTGTACTTTGAAGCCAGAAGGTTGTAACAGGTTGTTATTCTCTGAAACAACTGTATCTAATAGCTGTGTTGTAATAATTGGTGTAGCCATAATAATTTCCAAAAAATTGTAACTGCTTCTATTTATACGATTCTTTTTTCGATAAAAATGAAATTAACTGTTGTCTTTTGTGTTTGTATGTGTTATATTAAAGTTAACAAAGGAGATAAGATATGACAAATTTTAATTCAATCTGGTGTGAAGAAGTAAAGATCCCTGCAGAGTTCAAAGAAGGTACTCGTCTAGTATATACATTCATTAACGGTAAAGATGAAAATGGTTATACATTTGCTGAGGTTTCTTCTTTCCTAGCTACTGCTACACAAGAAGATATTCAAAGAGCAGTTGACTCTTTACTTAACCAAGCTGACGATAGTCATCATGTATTTATCGAAGGTTTTGATCTTACAGACAATGGTTCATATGAGGTTATCTTAGGATCATAATTTAGCTAAACATAGCTAATAAAAAAAGGGGGCCAAGGCCCCCTTAGTTATTTCCAAACATTGGTTTATTATACCATTATGTTGTCTACGCGGAAAATTCTGTAGTACTGGTTTGATTTCGCTGCTGCAAGACCATCTGCTGGTGTTGCGCCTACGAATGGGTTTGACGCCATGCCGTAACGAGTTTTGAAACCAATTTTTGGCTGGAATGTGTCTTCCGCTACTGCACGTACCATTGTTAATGGAACGTATGGGCAATAGAAGATACCAGCGTCATATGGGTTAGTACCTTTGTAACCAACTGTTACATAGTCTACTGTTGCATATGGGTCAATGTAAACTTTTGTACGACCGTTTAGTACACCTGCAAATGTGTTGCCTGTGTCATCTACGTTCAAGTTTGTTGACAACGCTGGAGTGTAATCCAACATACCAGAAGCTGCAAGAGCTGAAGCAACGTCTGAAGAACAGATAATGAAGTTACCTTTTCCTCTACGTGTTTCTTTTGCAATTACGTTTGCTTCACGTTCGATCTGTACGATCAGACCTTTGAACTTCTCTACTGACCAACGACCATCTGCGTCTGTTGACATATCGAAGATACCGCTTGTTGCTGTTGACGCTTGTAGCGCACCAGTTTTAGCTTGTGAGTTGATTGTACGAATTACTTCGCGGTTGATTTCAGCTAGAATCTCAGCTGACAAAATGTTTGCCAACTCAGTTTCAGCATCAAGACCATGAATTGCTTTCAAGTCTTGTGCTAGCTCTAATGAGTACTCAGCTTTCAAAGCACGTGACTTTGCAGTCACGGTTGACTTCTCAATGGTGAAACCCATTTCAGCAAATGCTGTTGATCCTGATGAACCCAGAGCTTCAGCTGAATCTGTTGTCATACCAGTACCAGTAATAGCTGTTACACGATCGTTATCGATTGAGCTATCGCCGCCTGCGTCTGTTACACCTGATAGACCAGATGCACCTGCAGAACCGTTACCTGCACCAGTTTGTGTACCAGAAAATGCAGTGTTCGCTTCGTTGAACAATGCTTCTGTTTTGTTAGTTGCACCAGCTTCGAAGCGTGACTTCATTGCGAAGATCAAGCCTGTTGGACCGGTCATTGGCTGTACACCTGCAACATCGTATGCCATTAGGTTTGGCATTGATCGACGTACTAGTGAAATCAACACTGGATCCCATGTGCCGATTGAACCTGTGTTCGCACCGCCTGGAGCTGCCTCAGTGATGAAGCCTTGTGTTTGAGCACGCTCTTCTGCGAGAGCTTTCTCTTGGTTTTCTAGAACCGCAGCAGTTACTGCTTTTCTGTGATGGTCTTTGATGGAACCCGCAGATTCTTCATTTAGAACTGGAGCCCACTTTTCAACCAATTTATCGTATGTTTGTTCCATTTTTATGGATCTCCTACAAATTTAACTTTTGGATGATTGCTGTATTGCTTTGATGTAACGAGCCATTGTATCAGTAGTTTCGACGATTGCATCGCCGTCTTCTTCTACTTCTTCTGTTACAGTCTCAGCAGTTGCTTTTGTGAAGTATGATTCTTTGATGGTTGCAACTTTGGTTGTGAATGCTTCTTCACTTACAAAGTCAATGTCACCAGCCAAAGATTTTAACTTCTCGACTTGAGTTTCAGCTAGATCTTTAGACGCTTCACGAATAATCGCTTCACGCTTCAGTGTTTCTAGTTCTTCTGAAACTTCCATTGCTTGCGCAGTTGACTTGTTGAGTTTTTCTTCTAGCTCTTCAACTTGGTCAGCCAAGTCGTCAACTAGATCAACTTTGGATTCTGGAACTTCGATGTAGTTTTCTACAAATAGATCTTTCAATCCATTCATAAAACCTTCAGCGATTTCAGCACGCAATCCGCTTTGGATTGCTAGCTTGTTTTCTTCCATCCAATTCTCAACAACGTAGTTTAGATATGAGTCGACTTTCTCTACAAGATCAGCTTTAGTTGCTGATAATTCTTCTTGTAGTTCGACAGCATATGCTTCTTCCAAACGATTAATCTCCGCAGCGACTTTTGACTTAACAGCAGCTTCAAAGATGACCGCAGTCTTTTCTTTGAATTCTTCGCTAAGTGTAGCTTCGTCGTCTACAAGAGCGTTAAGATCGTCAGAGAAATCAGCATCGATCTCTACTTCTTCCATTGAAACTTTCTCACCCTTAGGCTTTTCAACCTTTGGCATTGGGTCAGAATTTTTCTTGTCACCCTTACGTGCTGGAGCGGTTCCAGTAGCTTTCTCAGCTTTTTTAGTTGCTGCTACTGATTGCTGCTCTGCATTCTTCGGGTCGTGATGAGCTTCTTCGACAGTTTCCTCTTCGAGCTCAACTTCCTGGTCTTCTATTTGATCAGTCATGTTTGACTCCTTTACATAGATTTTTTTATCATTGAGAGGAAATTCTTAAACTCACGTACTTGAGTCTCATAGAGATCAGCGCGTGGAGCCCTTTTAATTTCAGTCTCCATTTTTTCAATTTCCTGAGGTTCAACAATGCCGTTGTTCCAAACCCATTCAACACCTTCCATAATTCCATTAACGAAGGCTGTTGGTGCTGATGGATCCTGCACGATGTCAACTGTATTCAACATAAAGTCGTCTTTGACCATCATGACGCCATTCTTTTGCTCAAGGCTTCCCATACCACGAGTTGAGACACCCAACTGCACACCACCATCCAGTAGACCTTTTACAATCTGACCATTGGGAGTATCCAGAATTCGTGCCTTACCAATCACATCATCTTTGTTCCAGTCCATGGATTCAATGAGATGTGAAACTTTATCTAAGTTAACAGTTGGACCCTCTGGGTGGTTTAATTCACCAACTGCTCTCTTAGTTTTTACTTGCTCGGTAACATACTTATCCACTGCTTTTTCCATTACATTTTTTGGATAAATTCTACCGTTGCGATTCTTTTGTTCTGATTGCGCAAAGATTCCTTCGATGAAGTAGTTCTTACCACCATCTTCTGTAGCTTCTGTTAGTACTTCGATCTGTTGATCTACATATTCTGCAATCAGTTTCATTTCTTAACCTTTATACTGTTTCACAAACTCTGCTGCCATCTTCTCAGCTTCTTTCTGAGTACGATATGCATCGAGTCTATCACCATCAATATAAGCGACAAATCTGTTCATCTCTTTTGTTATCTTAACTGGCACTCTGTCGATCCTTTTATCAAAGACGACTTGACCAGAAGGTTTCCGGCCAGCTAATTCTCTAAGTTGAACAAATGTCTTCATTTTACTTTAACTTTGCATTTATTTATAAAAATTATATCTTTGGGAAATTATGTTTCCTCAGACTCTAGTTCAGGCTCTTCTTCTGTTTCTTCTTCTGATTCAACAGGTTCAAGTTCCATCTCAGTCTGTTCTTCTTCATCTTCTAGATCTAATTCACCTTGCTCTTCATCATACTCTGCAGGAGCTTCCATCTCTTCAGGTTCTAAACCATTATAGATCTGACCAGCCATACGAATCTTTTCTTGTTCTAAAGCGGTATCAATTCTTGTTTGCATTAACTCTGCAAAGATCTTATCTGAAGATACAAAATCTTTTTCTGTTGACTTAGCAATTAAATCTTCAATAGTAGGTGCTTCACTCATTATTATCTCCTTGAGGTGGTTGTTCTTGCTGATCCGGATTTATGTGATCATCGTCCGCACCAACTTCACCAGCGTTCATTTCATCTTGCATTTCTTGTTTCATGTCTTTGATTTCATCTTCATCCAACATGAGAACGTTTTTCATTACCCACTGTTTAGAGAAGAACTCTCCAACGTAGTTTTGAACTTGATCTAGAGTTTGCAAGCGTTCTCTAGTAAGCTCTGCTTCCTTTAATTCTGTAAAGTGATTATCTTTAACATAATCAACAAATATATTTTCTTTCCAAGCATTCCAATCTTCTTCGGTTATGATACCTTTTAGAATCAATTGCTTTTTCAGAATATCATTAAATAGATGTGCAAATCGTCGACGTAATCTATCAATGAACTTTTGGAACTTGAGTTCATCTCTACTGATCTCTGTAGATCTACCCAACGAGAATTGTGCTTCTTGTTCTAATCTGTTTATAGGTACATTGAGTGCACGGTATAGACGTTTTTGGAAGTATACGATATCGTCGATCTGTCCCAGGTTTTCACCTCCTGGTAAGGTAGAGATCTCAGTTCCTCGACCACCTTCTCGTCGTGGTAACCAAAAATCTTCCAACATCGACATATGCTTGCGATCATCTTTTAACTCTCCAGTATTTGCATCGTACACTAACTTGTTTCTATAACGAGCCATAATGTCTTTCATATACTGTTCAGACTTACCACGAGGTAAGTTACCTACATCAATATAGAATATTCGTCTCTCAGGTGCACGAGCCAAACGATAGATTACCAATGAGTCTTCCATCATTCTCAATTGGTTGATTGGCTTCAATGCTTTATGTAAATGAGATACAATCTTTTTACGATCTTGATTCAACAATCCTGATGTTACGTAACTGATTGCATCAGTAGATATCTTAACTCCAGAAGTATTCTGAGCACCTGGCTTATCTTGATAAATGTAAAACTCTTTAACATTCTCAACAAGTGATGCACCTGTTACTGGATCTTTTTTCTTTTTAACTTCTTTTACTTTACGAATCTTTGCTGCATCAATAGGTCGTATTTCTTGAATACCAGCTTTGAGGTTTGCTTCATTAACAACTAAGTGATGATACATTCTTCCATCAATGTACCAACGCTTAAACATGTCGTGGCCATTTTCATTAAACTTCAACATTGTTAATAATGTGTCAAACTCTTCTTTGATAGATTTTTTGATTGCATCAGTTGTATCAATTTCATCAAGATTTAAATCAACAGATGATTCTAACTCACTTCCTGTGATAGATTCATTTACAATATCTTCAATTGCAGCATCAACTTCTGGATGCATCGCAACACCACGATACTTCATAATCAGCTGATGATTATCTTTTGATTCATCTCCATCCATGTTAATGAACTGGCCATAATGAGAACCAGATGCAGTAACATAACCTGCTCCATCATCATCGACGGGCGGCACGATAGAAGGTAGCTGTTTCTTATCACTCGCTTGGCGAGATCTACGGATCTCAAAACCAAATAATTTTAAACTGTTATCAGCCATTGGAATTCCTTAGAATGTAGTAATAGAGGGCGACCTAAGCCGCCCTCTGTGGAGGTATTTATGTTGTTGTATTGGAGGTCCAATACTGATAAGACCAATCACAAGTAAACTCTTCAATCTGATCGTTTGCATCGTATGCAAGATCAATTGGTGAGAGTACTGTTGGGAATGCATCAACAAACGTATATGTTTTGATGACTTCCCCAGCCTTATCTAACTGCTCAACTTTTAAGTTTGCTGTGTATTCTGCAACATTTGTGATACCAGTATTATTTCTGTGCTCATTCATGCCGTTCATCCACTCTTCGATGTTATTTCGAATCAGAAAGTCCACATCGTTAATAATTGTAGTTGACCATGGCTCAAATGTTCGATCGCCAGCGACCTTCAATTGACGTCCACGAAATGGTACAATCATTTCTGGAATTACTGAACCTGGTAACGAAGCTGCACGAACCATAAAGGCTGCTTGCTCAGTGTTACCAGCAACAAAACTTGGATAGTTAAGTGTTACTTGAAACAGGTTTGGCCTAGCGCCACCACCTGCCATTTTTGCTTTAAAGAAATCTACGCCTAGAATAGCCATTTGTTATCTCCTTATACGCCAGCGATTTCTGCAAAATCAACACCGGATCTTACAGCAACGAAGTTCAGAGTAACAAAGTTGATAGAGCGGGCTGGTTTGACTAACACTGTAGCCACAAACTCGTTTCTATCGATTACTGCAGATGTATTGTTTGTCTCGTCACACACAACTCTAAAGTCTGTGATACCTCGACGTCCTTGTACATCTCTCAAGAATGGCTCTACTACACCAACAAAGTTGGCTCTTGTAAATTCATCGTTGAACTCGAACATTACGTTTCGAGCTGCTAGTGCAATTGCTCTTTCGATAACCAAGAACAGACGACGAACGTTGATACGATCGAATGCTGATGGTCTTGCTAGTTTGGTTTTGTCACCAAATAGTAGTAGACCTTGGCCAGGAATATTAGCAACTGGGTTGACACCTTTTCTATAAAGCTGGTCACGTTCTGCTTTGTTAGGTGAATATGCGATGCCTGTTACACCTAAGTATTGACCTCTACGAGGACCACCTGGTGAGAACCATGCAGCAGCATTTACATCTGTAGCAGCCATGATACCTGCTGTTGAAGAAGCAGCTGGAATATTTATAAATTTATCATTGAACTTATCATACACTTTTAAGTAGTTATTATCAACTACAAGGTATGAAGAACTTGTGAAGTCATCTGTTGTTGCCAATGTATCTGTTACAGGAGTGTTAGAACCCACTACAGCAGATTTATTGGGTGATGCAACTACAACACAATCTTTACGAGTACCTTGAGCGATACTTACTAGATCGTTAGTAATTGTTACTGCATCTGACTTACTGTTCATTGCAGGAGTGATAAGGAAATCAACTTGAATTTGATCTTTATCTTCAAACTTGTCGAAACCTGTGATGTAATCACCCACATCCATCACTGTAGCATCTGAACCTGAATCAAGTGCAAAATCTTTTACATCACGCACACCAGCAGACAACTGATAGTCTTTACCTGATGTTGCTGCTGTACCAGCGTTTGCAACTGTGAAGTCTGAGTCAAACCCAGGGTTCCAGATATACTGAGATGTTCTGTTGATAACATCTTTAATGTAGTTAGAAGACCCGTCAGCTGTTTTAGCATCTGATGCAACTGATACAAATGGGAATGTTTCTAGAACAGTACCTGCTGTTCCTGAGAAAGCACCACCTGCATCAACTACGGCTACGTGAACCTCATCGTTTACCGCACCTGCAGCTTCTGCATGAACAGAAGTACCTGGAGCAGCATCAAAGCTGTTTCTGTAAGCCCATGTGCCAAATGCACTGTCGCCAACGTCTTGTGGGCACATTGAGATTGTTAAGCTATTACCTAGCTCACCAGCCCAGCGTGCAATAAAAGTATGTTGATCTGAATCGAAACCAGTAATTCCGTTTTC